TGAATAATGCTCTTGGTGATACACAAGAAACAATAGGTGAAGCATTAGAACCATTAATGAAATCATTTGCAGTAGCTACTAAAAATGCAGCAGAAGCAATAGGTAGTTTTTTAGAAGAAAGAAATGAAACAAAATTAGAAACATTTGTTAGGGAAATGCAAGAACTTGGCATGGAAACAACTGAATATGAACTAACAATGAAAAAATTAGAAAAAACAAATGCTTTAAAAAAATTACAAGCAGATGTAGAATTTTCAGGTGATGCACAAAAAGAATTAAATACTAAATTAGAAGAATATAAAGTAGTTTTACAAGAAGCTGCAGATTTAGAATTAGCAAGAGCAGAACAAGGTAAAATACAAAATAGAGCTTTATTTATACAAGAAGGAGTAAGATTAAGTAATATACAGGATAGAATTGAAGAAGAAAAAGAAGAATTAGAACAAAGAGTAGATTTTTTATCTAAACAAGTAAAATTACAAACAGAAATTAATAAATTAGAAAAAGAAGAAGAAGTAATACAAAAAAAAGTAAATGAAGCAAAAGATAAAAGAAGTTCAATAGAAAAAGCTTATAATAAAATAAGGTCATCAGAAACTGCAATAGGTGCAAAAAATGAATTTGAAGCAGCACTAAATTCATCTAAAGCACATTTAATAAAACAAATAATGAAACATATTGGATTTCCATTTAATATTTTAGCAGCAGCAGGAGCAGGTGCAAGTATAGATAAATTGTTTGCAAAAAACAATATAACAGCAGCACAATATGGAGCAGATTTTGTTACTGATGGTCCTCAAATGATGATGGTAGGTGAAGGTAATGGACCTGAAAGAGTTCAAGTAACACCTTTAGTAGACCCTAATTTAGATGGACCACAAGGTGGTGGTATGACTATTAACATACAAGGTTCTGTTATAGGAACTGAACAATTTACAGAAGATGTATTGATGCCACAGATAGAAGAAGGTTTAAGACTTGGAAATAGAATTTAATGGCATTAATTAGTCAAAATTTCAAGAATGACACACAAGGAAACAATCTATCTGTAATACCAGTAGTTATAGTTGCAGAGTTAGAAGATGATAAATATAATCTATTAGATAGCTTTTCTACTTCTAATTTAATTCTACAAGACCAAGATAACAATTCAATAGAAACAAAAGAGATACTGCAAAACATATCAAGTGTTAAAAATTCTATTGATTATGAACAAAAAAATATAAAAGTAAATACATTTAGATTTAGTTTATATAACTATTATGATGTAGTTACTAAATTAACAAATTCAGTATCATTTAATGATTTAAATTCTTTAATAGGTAAATATGTTATTCTATACTATAAAACACCTACATGCAGTAAAATAAACCTAAATAAAAATATACAAGAGTTATCTAATGATGATTGCAGTATTATGTTTTATGGTATAGTAAATAGAATATCACAATCAGGTGATAAGATTTCTATACAAGCAGAAGATTTTACACAAGATTATATTAAAGATAAAAAACTACCAGCTACTAAGTTAGCAGACCTTGATGAAAATATTAAAGATGGTATATCTGATTTAGATGAATCTAAGCCAGTTCCTATGGTTTATGGTAAAGTAGATAAATCACCAAGTATTGTATATCAAACTAATTTAAGCAATAATAATGGTTTTAAATCATTAGGTATTATACATGACAGCAAAACAATATCTAATAGTTTTACTACTAATAAAATACTTTCAACTACAAATTACAATCATTATTTATATTTAGCAGAAGATGATGACTATGTTATATTTCCTTATGAAGTATTTTTTGATACAATAAGAGCAAAATCTTATTTTGTAAATCCACAAACATGGCTCATAAATACTAATAATATTTTACCTGAATTAAAAAACACACAATCAACACCAATTTTGTGTATGGGATATGCTTTTGCAACTGATGTTATAGTAGATATATCAGGTGATAATTTATTAGATTCTTTAAATGATGTAATAAGTGATGAAAATATAAATCCAAACACAGATGTTATGTCTACAAATTGGGGTTATGATAAAATTTGGTTTAGAGATGATGATGAACCTGAAGATGAATATAATGCAAGTGATGTTTTTAAAGTAGAATCTAAAACTTTTCCAGCTGGAACAAATAAAAATAGATGGATTTTATTAAAATTAGATAAAACAAAAAAATTATTTAGATATGATTGTTATGCAAGATTATTTGCTAATGTTGATGAAAATGGATTAGCAACACAAAATAATAACACAGAAAGACAAACACTTATAGTAAAACCATTAAACACAGATTTATTAAAAGAACTTATTGAAAACAATATACCACCTGAAAATTGGTTTGAAAATATATCAAATAATACAACAGGTTCAAATACTGATGAATTAGAAGATGTTGGTATTAGTGCATCTACAAGATTAGAAACAACTGAAAATGAAAGAATATCAAGAGTTGGTTATTTCAAACAATATACTGATAATAATAATTTTTCACATGAAGAAGCAAAAGAAAGTTTTGATGAAACTAAAGATTTAGATAAAGTTTTATTATATGAAGATATTAAAGATGATGAAAAAACACTTGGATATGAATTGTCTAACTTTTCATTTATGTATTTAACAGAAAAATCAGATTATGAATCAGATACATTTTATGCTTCTATTGAAGGCAGAAAAGATTATACATCAACAGAAGATATTAGAAGTTTAACAGAATTACAGGAAGAAATTAATGTTACTCCAAATGAATCAGCACTTGGATTAGATAATACATTGCCTGATTTTAATGAACTTGTAGATGAATGGGATAATTATTTTGAACAAAAATATACAGAATATAATACTTTTGAAAATCCTTCATTTTTTAAAAAATCATTATATGAAAATCAAGAATATCCTTTTAATTTCTCAGACATAAAATTAAATACAAATTCTGATGATTCTAAATTAGTAAATTCACCACAATTTGTAAGATTTGTAATCCATGGATTAATAAAAAAACTATATATGAATATTTATGATAAAGTTATGTTTGAAGAATTGCCTGTTAATAATTATATAGCAGGTAATGTTTTTGGTGGTATTGCACCAACATATGTATATAATATGCAAATTGGTCAATGGAATTATCTTTCATTTGGCAAATGGCTAACTGAATTATCTGATGGTTATGATGATGTAGATGATGAATATTTAAATTCATTTATGCAAATAGTTAAACAATATTCAAATTATAAGAGATTATTAATAACATCAATATTTAAATATTTATATCAACAAGATATAGAAGTAGATACTTTAGGATTGCAATTACCTGATTGGGATTTAGGTATAGATTTAAATACAAATGAAAGCATAGATATATGGATTGATAATCTAACACCATATTTAGATGAACTAATTAATGTTATTAATAAAGATATATTAGATGTTGAATCACATATAGGTAGTGGTATGGAGGGTAATGAATTTTCATGGCAACCAAGTGAAATTGGTAGAAGGTCTGAATTATATTTATGGAATGAGAATCCAAATGAATATGGAATATCACAACCACATTTAATACATTTATGGAAATATATAAACTATGATTCTATAAAAACAGAATGTTTTACTAATCCTAATGTGCAGTTTCAAACAAATGGAATAGTAGAAAAACCAACAGATATATTTATTAACTTGTTATCAAGAGAACTTAACTATGGTTTGGGTGATAATGTTTTAGATACAAACTTTTATGACCATAATCTTATAGAAGAATCAAGAGAAATATACAATGGTTGGAAGATGGGTTTTTGTATAGATGACAATGTAGAAGCTAAGAACTTATTGCAAGACATATCTAAAGAAACACAATCATTCTTTTCTTTTACACCTGAAGGCAACTTTGGATTAATAACAATTAAAAACAATTACACAGAAGATGATATAGATTATATTGTAGATGAATCTGATGTTTTAAATTATAGTATTAGTAGAACAAAAAGAGAAAATGTTATTGTTAAAAATAAATGTTTTTACAGATATGATAATGGTTTAGATAAATATACTTTTGATAGAGGTGAAGTAAGGATTACAGATTTATTAGAAAGCTATACTGGTGAACAATATTACAATATAAATGAAGATACTGCATTTAGTGAAAAAGAGTTAAGGTATCACACAGATACTGCAACTGTTAAGAAGTTTCAAGAATTTGATTTATTAAATAATTGTAATCAACACTTATTAATTAATATGGACTTACCACTTAGCTACACAGTTAAATGTGGTGATATATTGCATATACCATCTTTGCTTAATGACACAAAAGCATTTGGAATAGATTATAGCAAGGTAGAAATGTTAAATGGACAACCTATATATCCTTTATGGATTGTTACTGCAACAGATTATAGCTTAGATAAAATAAGAGTTTCTGCATATCAATTACATTATTTAGGCACAGATGGTTTACATGGTTTTGGTGAAGATTATAATGTTGTAGCTAATCTAAGACAATTTAACACTACATATCCTAATCTTAGAAACTATAATTATTTACCACCAGCAGAATTAAATCCTAATGTAACTTATATACAAGGTCAAGAAATACCTTATGGTGATTTAAATCAAGATGGCATAATAGATATAACAGATATTATAGGACTTGTAAATATGATTTTAAACAATCAATACTCTGACATAGCAGACACAGATAGTAGTCTAAGTTTAGAAGTAGTAGATATAGTAGCACTTGTAAATACAATAACAGAATAATGAATAAATTACTAATAAAAGAAAAGTCAGTAGAAATTAACACAGACATAGTGTATCAAGGCATTGAAATTAGATACAAGGGTGAATTGTATATAAACAATAAGCTGCCTAATGATTTTATAATTCAAAAAGGTAATAACAAAATTATAATAATAAGATTTAGCACTAATGATGAGATAATAGAAGAATTGTTTGAATATAATGGTAATTGTAATATTTATTATGCAAAGATGGTAGATAAAGAATTAAATGAATATGATTTGATTACTAAGAAACCAGCATTACAAACATGGGGTGCATTAGGAACTAAAAGATTAGATGATAATACTACAACTAAATATGTATGGGAATCATTAACAACTAATTATGATGACTTATCATTCAATGGTAACAACAGTTATGTAAAATCATTAAAACAAGTATCAAAGATAGACAATGAAACAAACACTATAACAACAACTAAAGAAACAAGTAGGAAATTATCATATTTAGGCAAAAAAGATACTGGTTTAACAAGATTACAAGATTTGAATACAAATACTAACAAAACTAAAAAAAGCCTTAAAAAAGGGCAACAAATTAAAAGAGGTTATTAATGGGCAATTATCAATTAGCAGACAAATTAACATTTTATACAAGCTATCCACTTTATGCTTATGCAAGTGGTATGTTGGAGTTAGCAGAATCAGATACTGATTTAACACAAGAACAACTATTTAACTTAATTAATTTAAATCCATCTAAAATATCTTCTTTTAATACAGAAGCATTAGATAATATAGGTTTTTATATAAATCATAACATTAAGCCTGATTTCTTTATGACTTTAGGACATAACTTTGCAAATCAACAAAATTTAACATTACAAGGTGATGGTGGTGTATTAGATGCTACACAAATAGTAAATTCTAATATAGATACAGATTGTGAATATAATGGCTGGAGTTTAGTTAATTTAGCCAATGTAGATAGTAAGTCTATGATTATGCAATTTAACAATCAATCTGATAATATGGTTGGTAGCTTTTTATGGGGTAGAAAGTTTGTTGCACCACAAAATGTAGATGTTAGCCAAACACATTCTGTTAGCTATGGTTATAAATCTAAAAAATCTGTATCAGGTAAAACTATATCTACTCTTAATTATTCTAAAACTAATAAATGGTTGTTAGATGCTTGGGAATTAGATGCAGATACATCAGATACAAGAAATGAGCCTACAAATTCAAGAAATGGTATCAGAACTTGGAATGTTAATTTTAGCTTCTTACAAGATAGCAAGATGATGGCACAGAACAACATGTTAAATTCTGCCAATTTCAGTCAAGATACACAAGGTGAATACTCTTTAGGAGCAGATGGTTCAAGTGCATCTGATACTAATAATAGCACAGATTTTTATACATCAGTAATAAAACAAACCATGGGAGGTCACCTTCCATTAGTGGTTAATATAAATTCTGATTCTACAAATTCAGACCAATGGGCAATAGTTAGAATATCTGATTATTCTATAAGTCAAACCAATCCCAAATTCCTAAACTACAAATTAGTGTTAGAAGAACAAGTTTAATCTCTG